TGGTGGGGAAAATAATAAAAAGAGAAGCTTTATTGCTTCTCTTTTTTATTGTCCAGATAAATTTTAATTCGTTCTGAAAAATCATAACATTTAAATATATCTGGATCTGTACCTTCTTTAGGTAATTGTATTAGAACCATTTCTCCAATTTTTATATCTGGACAATGCTTTTCTAAAATAGCTTTATATGTACTTAACTGAATAGAATATTCTGCACAATTACAGTCATCATAGGTACTAAATGGAGCTTTCAATTTAGAAAATGGTTTAGATCTTTCAAATTTCTTACTAGTTTTCCAGTCAAGAATAGCATAACAATTCTTAATTTTATTCCAGCAAAGAAAATCTATAGTACCACATAATTGCCAATCTTTATCATATACAATAAATTCGTTTTTAATAGGAACATACATTTTCTTTAGAGATTTGAAAATTTCTTTACATTTTTGTTTTCTATAATTGAAATCTTCTTGCATTCCTGGGTACATAGCCATTTTATCAGTATTACCAGCATAATCTTTATTTTGCCATAAGTATTCCATTACAGCATGTACTTCTGTACCTAAGACTTTAGCATAGTCACCTGAATATTTCCAAGCAGCTCTAATTTCAGAAATAGGTTTACCAAAAGCTTCTTTATTTTTTGCATTTTTAGAAGCTTTTTCAGCAATTAAATCCCAATCTTTATCAGGTTCAAATTGTCCACAAAATGTAGTTACTGAAGTATATTTGGTTCCTACAGAATCTGTATATGTATGTGGACCTTCTTCAAAATAGATGTCATTAAAGGCATCCCATAGTTGTTTATATATCATAATCTTTATCCATTAACACTGTATCATTATCACAATCATCTTCATGAATATGTTTACCACATTCAGAATAAACTTTATGCCAATCAATAACATCTTGATTGTCTTCTTTATTTATTAAGAGTACTTTTAAACATTTTTCAAATTTAATTTTATCATTATTGGCTTTAACCATTCGCCATGTAATTTTTGAATATGTGGTCTATGGATGTTATTTACTTTTACTGGATCTGTTTCAGAACCATATTTATTAATATACGTATCAATTTCATTATAAATTTCATCTAGTTGTTGTTCTAGAGTAGTGATTTTAATTTGACATTCTGTTGCATTCATAATATTACCTCTAGGCACAAATATAATAAAAGACTGAGATTTTACTCTCAGTCTTTATATAATTTTATCCAAATTAGTTATTAGTAAATTTTAATATATGGAGCTGAATCAAGTTCAGGTTCTTTATCTGCACCAAATTGTACTGGATAACCTGCACCTAATGCAAAAATCTTATTCATTTCTTTTGGATGTTTTTTAAAAGCATCTAGAACTAAATCAGCACAATAATCATAAGCCTTTTTAATTTCTGCATCAGATGAATTTCTAGATATACGTGAATTTAATTCACTAGCTAAACTAATACCAAATTTACTTAATGCAGATGTACATTTACCTAATTGTGCAGGATAATGTTCAATCGCAAATTCAGCAATAATTACACCAAATTTAGAACTATTTGAACCAACACGACATGTTAATACATTTTCATGTGTAATTAAATGTTTTGGATTAAGAATTGGAACTTTAATATATGATGAAATACCATCTTTAGCATGAGTACATTCAGCATTACTAAAATCAAAAGTATTTTCTTTATTACCTTTATTATAGTATTTAACTATAACTTTTTTATCATCAGCTATATTATCACCAGAGGCAGTTGTAAATGATTTAAAATTAACAGCAGCCAAATTAACTAAATTTTTAGTTTGCTTTAATGAAATAGGTATTAATACTTTATTAATGATATATTTGTTAACAGCTGTACAATAGCTCTTAGTATCTTTATAATTAGTCATTAAGTCTTTTAAAGCAGCATTTGCAGCATTTATATCAGTACATAAAATTATATCACCTTTATCTAATTCATCTTTATTAGCAACACCTGCTCTACCATCTCTTAAGTATTTACCTAATATAGAAGAAACACCATAGCCATACATATTAAAATGTAAAAATTTAGCATGACTCATGTCAAAACCATCAGTATATACTGTAGAGATTTCATTTATTATTTTAGAATTATACAAGTTAATAAAATGTTTTAACCATGCACCTTCTAAGAAATTATATAACTCTTTTTGGAAATATAATGGATCTGCGTGACTATAGTCTAATTGAGAACAAATACCTGTTTTTAATTTTGGATTAGATGTAATTAACCATTTAATAAAATTAGCATTTTTATGTTTTTCTATTTTTTTGATACCCTTTTCACCAATAAATTCTGCTAATTGTGGTGATATAATACCATCTATTTTTGTTGGTTTATTTAATATATTTAAAACTGCTGCTGTAATAGATTCTTGAGTACCAGTTTCATCTATAAAATACTTAGGAGTAATTACTTCTTTACCAGCTTCAGCTACAGTAATACCCTTTCCTGTTGCTGTTAATTTAATTTTAAAACCATCATGCATAACTATATACATAGAATCTTTTAAATCTTGAAATTCTACATGATTTGTTTCCAATGTATTTAATGCTAATTCTGCTTGTAATTTATCATCATTTGAACGTGCAGAAGAACCAACATATTTTAGATCATCTTTTCTCCAGAAAAATCCATTATATTTTTGATTTTGTAGCATTTTAGCGGCTTCTTCTTCTGTAGGAATTATACCATTACTACCAATATATTTAAGTAATTCTGGCATATATTGATTATATTTTTCAAGATTTTTCTTAGTAGCATTTATTTCAGTTTTAACAGCTGGTGCTTTCTTTTCATCTAATTGAATAGGTTCTTTATTAAACCAATCTCTAAAATGTATAAAACTCATATTTTTATCTCCTATATTTATATTTATAAACATAAAAAGGTTGGCCATATAGACCAACCTTTAAGCTTAAGGAGTAAATAATTATTTATGCTTCAAATGATTTCAAGTATGCTGCAAAACTCTTATGACTTTCTGCAACACCACCTCTTCTATCATCAAATCCTTTCAATACATCTGGACTTCTATTAAAATATGAGAATGCTGAACGGTCAACCAACTTAACAAAGTTACCATCAACATCTGATACCATAAAGCCTTCACCATTTGTATCTTTCATACCAAACTTAGTTTCAACTTTATTAATCCAGCTATTTACAGAATTTAATTTAGTTATAAACATATCCTTCAAATCTGCTGCTAATCTCAATGCTTCTGCTATCTTTTCCAATAATTCTTCATTATTTTCAACTATATCATGCAATGTATCAGAAACATCATCGATGTTTAATCTCTTCTTATCACGACCAGCCTTAGTCTTTAATTTTTCTAATCCTTGATACTGTTTTCTCATCTTACCAGTAATCCATTGATGTAAATCATATACAAACTGGTCAGGATCAATCTTTTCAGACTTATCTACCTTATTATTTTGTAAAGTCATAACATAGAAGTTAATAAATTCTTCATTACTAATTAAATCTTCATAATCTGGATCATTAACTATATCAGTACATAAATCATGTAATTCAGATAATGAATCTTCAACTTCATCAATTTCATCTTCTTCTAGAGTTTGTACACCAGATAGATTTGGTAATCTTGCATCTAATACCATAGCCCAAGATGGAATCTTACTTAAATTAGCTACAGAAGCATCATTAGATTGTCTTACAGAATCAATAGAACTACCAGTATATCTTGTATGGAATACAATACCTATATCTGATTTCAATGCTTTCTTTGCACCATCAGAACCAACAGGTAATGCATATACTAAAGTATTTGGCTTGAAATAAACATATTTCTGACCATTGTCATCTGTATAATTTTTGATGTCACCTTTAGTAAATAATAAATCACCTTGCCAAATTTCTCCAGGTGGAATAATCTTAGCTTTAGCTAATTTCAATGCAGCTTTTAGTTTAACCTTTAAACCTTCACCTCTATTATCAGCATCAATTTCAGCATCAGTAGTATATACCTTTGGAGTAGCATTGAATATAGATTTAGTAGATACACCTGGACCTTTTAGACCTGGGAATTTGGAATACATAGTAATTGCTGGAGCACCATCAATTTTTACAGTAATTCCAGGCTTAGAATCATCAATAGAACCAGTTAATGTATCAAATACTTGGTTATAAAAACCTAACATTCTAGAAATATAAGCACCACCTTTTAGAATGGAATCTTCCATATGAAGACTGTGGGTATCTTCAGTTAATAATGATTCATTCATAGATTCTTCTAATACTCCATTTTGTTTTGCAAATTTATTTACCATATTCCACATTTTTGTAGAATAACCAGTCATATCCATAAATGATTTTTTATCACCATTACGGATAGCTTCTCTAACTTTTGTACCTGAAACTTGTTTTTCACCTCTATCCATACAGGCTAATAATTCAAACTTACCTATATCATTTTCATCTTCTAATTCATAAGTTTCACCAAATGGTACACAATACTTAGAATACATATCTACTCTATCAGGACCACATAATAATACTAATCTATGATCTGGGAACATTTCTGCATATTCATATAAAGCATCTAAAAAGAAATGTGCCTTAGATGTAAATGATCCTAATATATTATATCCCAAATCTTTACAACCAGCTTCAGCAATCTTTACTTTTTGTTCCAAAGTAAACATATTTCTGTCATTATCTATTGGTTGATTTTTATATGGTGATACAATTATAAAATCTTCAATTCCATTTTCCATGCCTTTTTCTAACATTCTAGCATGACCATATTTTCCAGTAAATGGACTAAAACATCCATATACTACACCAAGTGGTTTATCATTAGAATCAAAAGAATATACCGGTGAATCTATCATTGCACCCTTATCTTTCTTCCATGGTGAAACAACTTGTTTTCTTTCAAATCGTTCTTTAAGCATAATTTTTCTCCTATGTTATATTTATATACATTTGTAAACTTTATTTTACAATAAAAAGGGTTTCCAAAGAGCCAAAAATATGCTATATTTTACTTTTAAAAATAAAAGAGGTAATACAATGAAAATAAATCTGTTATCTAAAAAACTGGCAAACAAACTTTGTAATGCTCCGTGGGATATAGAACGTTATTGCTACTGTTATGATGACGATGAGTGTCATTGGGTTCCAAATAATTGTTTACATTACAATTATAGTAAAGGTAACCGTATACGTATAGTTCGTGGAAAATACTGTTTTATATTTACTTTTGGTGAAGAAGTTCGTGATATAGTCGATTATACTTGTGTTGAATATAAAGGTGATAAAGTTCGTGTAGAATTGACTTATGGTAAGTATTGCACTCCAGAAAGTTTTGTAGAACAATTTAAAAAGATATTTGATTATGTAACTCGAGAAGATTAACGATAGAAGAAAATCTGAATGAAATTATAATGCATAAGGTTTACAACTTTATGCATTTTTTTATATTTGGTAATATGAAAAAAGTAATGTTATTCGATATGAGCAATTTGATGATGAGGTGTCTTTTTGCTTTTAAATATGGACCTCTAGAAAAAGATTTTGGATTGACTAGAAATACATTCTTAAAATCTTTTATAAAGACAATCGCTGATAATAGTCCTGATAAGGTAATATGTTGTTTGGATAATAGTAGTTGGCGTAAAGAAATGTTTGAAACATATAAAGAAAACAGAAAAGCATTTAGAGAAAAATCTATAATTGATTTTGATGCATTCTTTAGTGTTTCTAATAGAATTATCAATGGTTTACGTGAATGTATGCCAAATATACAATTCTTGGATGTGCCAAGATGTGAAGCTGACGATTTAATTGCTGTTATTACAAAACATTACCAGACTCAATATAATATAATCAATATATCTACAGACCATGACTTTTATCAATTATTTAAATATCCTAATTATAAGCAATATGATGGAATGATGCATTCATTTGTTGAAGTATTAAATCCAGAACAAGAATTATTGTTAAAGATTATTTTAGGTGATAAAGGTGATAGTGTTCCAAAACTTAAAGCAGGTGTAGGTGTAAAAACTGCACATAATATAATTGAAAAAGGTTTGGATGAATGGTTAGATAAAGAAGGACTTAGAGAAAGATTTGAAGAAAATACTAAACTAATTTCTTTTGATTGTATTCCAACAGATTTGGTAAACAATATAATTACTGAAGTTGATAATTTCCAGCCTGGTAAATTTGATTCTATTGGTTTTCAGAACTTTATTATCAATGAAGGATTACCTGAAATTTTTGAACGTATCAATGATTATAAAAACATTTTAAAGAAGGTATAAATGAACGATTATTCTGCACTTTATAAAAAACTACTATCAGAATATAGTCAATTCTCTACATGTAATAGACTTAAAGTAGCTTGTCTATTAGTAGATGATGGTAGAATATTATCATGTGGTTATAATGGTGTTCCAAGTGGTGATATTCATTGTGAAGAACGCTTTGTTAAAAATTCGGAAGAAAATAAGTATTTTGTTGATGGTCAACAAGTTAATAAACAACTTTGGCTAGATGAACATCATAGATTTTCTGAAAAGAATGAAATTCATGCAGAAATGAATGCAATATGTTATGCTTTAAGAAATAATATGAATGTTTCAAAATGTGATTTAGTGGTATCTATAGCACCTTGTATACAGTGTGCTAAATTAATCTTATCATGCGGAATAAAAAAAGTTTATTATGTAGATTTATATGATCGATCTGATGATGGTATAAAATTTTTACAAGATCATGATGTAATTGTACGAAAATTATAAATAAAATGTGCAATATGCAATGAATCGATTTATGCAAAATCATTAGGCATACATATTAAAAAACATCATAATAATTTAAACATAAAAGAATATTATGATACATATTTAAAAAAACACAATGAAGGTATATGTTATTGTGGAAAAAATACAAAATTTATATCTACAATATCTACAATTCGTGGTTACAGAAAATATTGTTCAGATAAATGTGCTGTAAATGATAAAGAATATACACAAAAAATACATAATACGAAATTATTAAAATATGGTAATCCGCATTATTCTAATCGTAATAAAGCACATGAAACAATGTTAGCTAAATATAATATTGAACAGTATAATAATCCAGAAAAAACTAAAGAAACTTGTCTTAAAAAATATGGAACATTAAGTTATTCCGGAACTAAAGAATGTCAAGATAAAATCATAAAGACGTCTATGATAAAATATGGTGTAGAATCACCAAATCAAGATAAAAACAAATTTAAAAAACAAATTAAACGTTATACTTATGATAATATATCATTTGATAGTAGTTGGGAATTAGCATATTATATTTGGTTAAAAGATAATAATATTCAATTTGAATATCAACCAGATATATCATTTGAATATTTCTATAATAACAAAAAACACATTTATCATCCAGATTTTAAAGTAGATAATGATATTATTGAAATAAAAGGGAATCATTTTATAAAAAATAATACATTAATTTGTCCTTTTACAAAAGATTTACAAATTAACAATATAGCAAATGCAAAAAAAGAATGTATGGATAAAAATAATGTCATTATGTATACATTTAATGAAATTAAAGTATATTTAAAATATGTAAAAGAATGTAAAAGAACGATATGGTAAAAATTTTCTAAAAAGTTTAAAAAATTAGGAGTAAAAAATTATGGCACATTTATATGAAAAGAAATCATTTAAGAAGACAAGTCTATTTGTAGTATTTGACGCAGGTTCATTATATGAAACTGAAGGTCAATATGGTACTATGCATCTTATGGAACATACTATCTGTAAAACATTCGATGATATGCTAGATGAATTCACTAAGAATGGTATTGCTTATAATGCTTATACTGGTGATGATCATGTTGTATTCCATTTTACTGGACTTGCTTCTCGTCTAACTTCTGATGTTAAGTCTAGAGTAGTCCATAAGATTCTTGGTGGTCTTGATAATATTACTGAAGAATCTTTTAATACTGAACGTCAAACTGTTGTACAAGAATATCTAGATTATTTTAATTCTGAATCTGGTTCTGGTCTAAATATGATGAGAACTAAGTTTGGTACTTATGGTGCAATTGGTAAGCGTTCTGATATTGAAGCATTTACATTTAAGGATGCAAAGAAGAGATATAAGGAATTCTTCTTGACTCCAGCACGTATTGTAGAAATTGGTCCAGAAAAGACTGACTTTAGTTGGGTAAAATTTGCTGATACTCCAACACATCCAGCAGCAAAACTTAAATATAAGAAGAATTGGAAGCTTGAACTAGAAAAGACTCCAGAATCTGATAAGGACACTGTAGTTATGCTAGGTAAGAAGATGGTATCTAAGGCAGATTTCCCATATATGCATTTTGCATGTTCTATGTTGTCTGCTGGTTTAAATTCTCCATTCTATAAGGAAATTAGAGAAAAGAGAGGTTTGTCTTATTATTCTGCTGGTGATTGTGATAGTTATGGTCAATTGTCTGTAGTATCTTTTGCAGCAACTACTACACAAAATAGAACTGAAGAATTGAAGACTCTTTATAATGAACTATTTACTGATGTAACTAAGTATTTGACTCAGGAACGTTTTGATTTGATTATGTCTTTGGCTGAAGTAGAAAAGGAAGAAATTAAGTTATTGCGTTTTGCTCATAATGGTGATTTGGTTCGTAAGGGTCTACCTATGATGCCGAAGAATCCTAGAAAGATTACATATGATAAGGTACTATCAGTTGCTCAAAAATACTTAAATTTAGATAACTTAGAACAAGTTGTAATTAAGTAATGAGGTATAAATGAGTGTAGAAAATATAGAAATGCCAAAGAATGTATTAAATGTAATGTTTAATATGCAGGAAACATTACAAAATACTATTGGTGCAAAGCGTGGAACAATCTGTCCAAATTCTTGGAATACAGAAATGGAAGATAAACATCGTAAGATGGCTATTGAATCTGGATATTACATGATGTCTACTGTTACTGAATTGTTTGAAATGTTTGAACAAATCCAGAAAGATAATTATGAAATTACAGATTTAACTAGATTTGAATTGATTGATGCTTGGCACTTTGTAATGAATCAATTACTTTATATGAATATCAGACCATCTATGTCATTGGATGATTATTATTCTAAGGCAGAAGATAACATTCGTCAGGTAACATTTGTAAATCATGATTTGCATTATTTAGTTGGTGAATTTATTGAATCTGTTGGTGAAATGTATCAGAATAGTTCTTATAAGAAATGGAAGACTTATGATGTTCCTAAGGAAGATCCATTGAAGTTACAAGAATTAGGTGATGCTGTATTAGTAAAGTTTATGCAGATTTGTGTTGCTTTACGAATGTCTACTAAAGATATATGGAATTTTTACTATGCTAAGAATGCCGAAAACTTTAAGAGACAAGAAGACCCTAATGGTCGATACTATAAATAATAGATAAAGGACAGATGCTTACTCCAATGTGCATTTGGGACAAAGTTGCCGCTTTGTCCCTAACTTTTATTATAAATAAAATAGGACGGCAATCCTAATTTTATTTTTTACATTGGAGATTATATGAAATGCGAATTATGCGGAAGAGAATGTAGCACATATCGTGCATTAGCAACACATTTAAGATATAAACATTCTGATATTACTTGTCAAGATTATTACGACAAATTTTTTCTTAAAGATAATAATGATAAATGCCAAGAATGTGGCAAAAAATGCAACTTTGAAAATTTAAACAAAGGTTATTACCATTTTTGTTCTAAATCGTGTAAATCAAAACATATGTCTAAAAATAAAACATGTATTTTTGGAACAGAGGAAGGAAAACAAAAAATTAGAGAAACATTATTAAAACGTTATGGTGTTACTCATAGTAGTTTAATTCCAGGAATTAACGAAAAAAGAAATCAAACACATATAATAAAAACGGGTTATAGTCTTTGGAATGACCCAAATTTAATTAAAAATAGACAAAATCTTAATTTTAAAGAAATATATAGAAAATATAAAGAAAAAACTGGATATGATAATCCAAATCTTAATCCAGAAGTTAGATCTAAAATGTCAAAGAAATATAAATACAACGATATATTATTTGACAGTTCATGGGAAATAGCTTATTATATTTGGTTAAAAGATAATAATATAGAATTCACATTCCATGAAAATGAATCATTAGAATATGAGTTTGATGGTAAAAAATATCATTATATACCTGATTTTAAGACAAAAGAAGGATATATAGAAATTAAAGGAAATCACTTATTACGTTATATGCAAGTAACAAATACTAAGGAATATGCCAAATATAAATGTATGATTGACAACAAAGTTTCTATAATTTCATATAAAGAAATAAAACCGATATTAGAATATATCCAATCAAAATATGGAAAAGATTATCTACAGTCTTTCCGATACGAAAAATAATTGAATAAAATTCATAAGGGTAAGGTTTACAAACCTTACTCTTTTTTTATATTTGTAATATAAATTAAAAAATGTTTATAATAGAGGTGAAAAATGAATTATTCTAAAGATTTAATTGAACTTATTCAAAGTGTTGCTCCAATTCAGAAGCAGCTTGTTATTCATAACATTAAGGATGCAAATAATGCTGACATTATTGAATTGAAGGCAAATGATGGTCCTTGTTCTATTTCTTATATACTTACTGCACCAAAGTCTTATTGGGATTTCCCAGGTACAGAATTAGCATTCTATGATTTTGATAGATTCTATAAGTGTTTCCAGATTTATGATCGTCCAAATAAGGATGAAGCACTTGCAGATACTCCAGATTTGGATTATCAGTTGAATAAGATGAATACTGTTAGTGATGTATTAGTTAAGTCATCTAAACAGAAGTCTAAGATTTCTGTACGTACAGCACGTAGTGATGTTCTTGCTAAGCCTGCATTTAATAAGATTGTAATTCCATCTATTGATGCTAAGTTTAATTTAACTGAAGCTGAATTCGTTAATCTTCAGAAACTATGTGATTCTGTTATTCAGGCTGACCAGATTACTTTCAATTGTGATAAGACTGTAAAGATTACTTTGTCTAATACAAAGAATTCTAACTATTATGATATTGAATATGAATGTGATAATATTCAGGTACCATTTAGTTTGACAATTCAGACAAGTGGTTTGTCACAGATTCCAGCTGGTGCATATAGTATTGAAATATGTAAGCGTGGATTAGTACATTTCCATCAGGATAGAGAAGACGATATTAACATGGAACTTTATATTGCTAAGAAGAGTGCATAATGATTGAAAATTTTAATGATTTAAAAGATTTTGTAGAACATAAGGATGATTTACGTTCACAGAATCCATGGCATGTAATTAAAGAAAGTGCAAAGCAAATGGGAATTATTTTGCAACAACCTAAATCAAATTGTAAGCATTGTCATGGTAGAGGATATATTGGTTTACGTCATGAAAATGGAGAACCAATTCCGTGTAGATGTATTTTCCCAAAAACAAATAATGATGATATAGGTGATTTGACACCATATCTAAAACCAAAGAATAGAGCAGAACGTAGAGCTAAAAAGAGAGGTTAATTAAATCGGGACAGCTGGTCGCCACCAGTTGAATAAACAGTGAAATTAAAAAAAATAATTAAAAATTGGTTTATTTAAAATGAGTGAAAAAAAGAAATGTAGTTTATGGACAGAAGCCTTTAGACCTCAAACTATTAAAGATGTTATTATGCCTAAGGATTTTAGGAATTTCTTTAATAAAGTAATTAGATCTAAAGATTTACCTAATTTATTATTGACCAGTTCAACAGCAGGTACAGGTAAAACAACAGTTGCTAAAGCTCTAGCAAAAGATATAGGTGCTGAAACCAAATATATCAATGCTTCTATCGATAATGGTATTAATGTTGTTAGAACTATTGAAGAATTTGCTTCAACAGTTTCTAACAATATGTTTAATGATGAAGAAGAAGTATCAGAACAGAAAGTTGTTATATTGGACGAAGCTGATGGTATGTCAGTAGAAGCACAGAAAGCATTACGTGCTTTTATTGAAAAATATCCTGATGCATGTCGTTTTATTTTTACTTGTAATTTTATTGGTAAGATTATTCCTGCTTTACAAGAAGGTCGTACAATGGTCTTCGAATTCGAAATGAATAAGAAGGAATATGTCGAAGAAATGAAAGCTCAGACAGCTAAGCGTATTCGTGGTATTCTTAAGTTTGAAAAAATTGAATACGATGATAACATTATAGATAAATTTGTAGATGCTTATTATCCATCTGTTCGTAAGATGATTTCCATTCTACAAAAGTATTCTTGGATGAAAGGTAAAGTAGACGCTGACATTTTATATTTTAAAGATATTGGTGATGAATTAGCCAAGATGATCTTGGAAAAGAAGCTGACTGAAGCTCGTAAATATATCAATGAACATGGTTTAACATATTCTGATGTATTTAAATTCTTATTTGAAAATGTAGTACCTAAGATGTCGAAAAAAGGACAAGCAATTATTCTTATTGCTGATTATGAACATAAATGTTCATTTAGTTCAGATCCATCTATTCAGTTAGCTGCTTGTATAGTTGAATTGTTTAGTTGTATTTAAGAGGTGAATAATGTTTGATAGTCAAAAACTATCATTTGATAAATGGTTAATGGGGTATAAACATGGAGTTTATGTTTTTACAAGCGATACTTGCTCTGTATGTAAAGATTATAAAGAATCAATTAAAGATATAAACAACCATTATTTATACTTCGTTGAAGTAGTTACTGAAAAACAAAAAGAAATTATTGCTAAATTAACACATAGATCTGCATTTCCACAAACTGCAGCTTATAAAGATAATCAATTAGATTTTGTTCGTATGGGTATGTTATTTGATACTCAAATGGCCGAAATAATGAATTATTTAAAGCAATTTGGTGATGCACCATTAAGTCCAGAAGATTTAAAAGAACGTATTGCAGATTTTAATAATAAATGTGATTTAACATTATATGGTTTTACACAAACTACTACACCAGAACAAAAACTAGCAATAATGAATAAAGCTTTATCATATAAAGAATGTCCTATGGATATTGATGCTGTTGCACCAGGTTTATCTGATAAAGAAAGAGAACAAATGATTAAAAGTTTGTATTGGATTGCTAAATTGGTTTTATTTAAAGATGGTAAATCAAATATGTTTAGCACATTAACACAACAAATTATTTTAGGTTATAGTAATGCTAAACATGATGCTAAATTTGAAGTAAGACTTATAAATGAGGTATTACATGATTAATATCATACCTGTTACTAAAAAACCATACAATTTAGAACCAAATACAATCTATGTTGAAAATATAGAAAATGATTCTATGTTTAAAAAATATAATCGTGGTATTGAACAAGCATTAAAAGAATATCCAGATGAACAATTTTTTTGTTTAAGACATGATGATACTGAATTTAGACAACCATTAGATGTTATTGAATATAAATTAAGAAGAACATTTAGTGATAAAAAAGTTGGTATGGCTGGTGTAATTGGTTGTATTAGTTTATATCCTGAATGTATTTGGTGGTCTAATAGAAGTGTAAATGGTATAGGTGCTATTATTCAAGGTTTTACTGAATATCTAAAAGATAACAACAATAATAATGTATTAGATAATAATGGTAAACCAATATGTAGACATGCTGAAAAATTTATGTCTGGAGATTTAATAGCAACTGGATTTATGCAATGTGATTATGCTGCTACTGTGGATGGATGTTGCATGTATTTTCCAAGATGGATTCTTGAAGAAGGTTTACGTTTTGATGAAAATCTTCAAGATTATCATTTTTATGATGCTGATATATGTTGCCAAGTATTATCTAAAGGATATAAAGTAGCTATTACAGATACAGTCATATATCATAATTCTGTTGGAGAAATGCCTAAAAATTTTGGACAATTGGCTAAGGTATTTCATGATAAATGGGATAAAAGAATTGATGGATGGCCAATTTCAAGATTAACAAAATTTAAGGATGTAGAAAATGAGAATAATTAATGAACTATTAAAAGATACGGATAATTTTAGTCTACTAGAACATAATACCACTGAAAATTTTTATATATTTGTAGATCAAAAGACTATACGTAAATTTAAAGTTTTTCCTGTAAATGATGATAAAGTACAATTTGAATGGTTATAATTTATGGCACAAACTAATCCACTTTTTGAAACATTAACTCTTATTACTACTAAACAATATCCTACTTGGAATGAACTTCCTGAAGAATATAAAACTGGTTATTCTCAATTCATGATTAACCGTTTTATGTCTTCTCAAGAAAGTTTATTACCTATTCTTGATATAGTATCTGCCATGAGACTTACTGATGCTGAACATTATGAAATACTTATCAATGCAGTTCCAAATAGACGTACATATTTCAAATATGAAGTTTATAAAAAAGTAGAAGAAGATAAAGAATTATTGACTGCTATTGAAAAAGAATTTGAAGTAGGTCTTAGAGAAGCCAGAATGTATGTTACAGATTTATCTAAAACAGATAAAGATGAAATAAAAGAAAAATGGCATGATTATTATAAATTTGTAATTGAAGGTAAATAAATTGATTCTCCTATAAATAGATTATAGGAGAACTTTTTTATGACATTACTAGAAGCAAAACGAACACTAAGAAATCATGGATATAAATTATTAAATGAACGTGATTATAATAAAGAAAAAGAAGCACTGATTGAAAAAGTAAATAATGAAATGGTACCAATCATTATGAATATAGTCTTTAAAAGAAGTTTTGGCCAAGATGAATTCTATAATAAAATGATGGAAGGCTATGAACATTTAAAAAACATAATGGATAATAAAGAATGGTCCAAAGAACAAAAAGCTGAAATGATTTTAGATAGTTTTATTTAATTGTTCACAAAAGTTTACATAAAATAGTCACAATTAGCTGGGAATGGTTATATAGACCATTCCCTTTTTCATTTAGAGCGCTCCTGGAGGCATTTTTATACCCATGGCCATATAGTTGCATGCCCCAGACATAAAATAAGCCCAGAAAGCGCTTTCTGGAGCCTAGAAATGTAAATAAAAGTTTACAATAAAAGACAGCCGTAATGACTGTCTTTTATTTTGTCTTGAAACGTGTCCTTAAAGAACTACAAAATTATTATAAACCGTATGGTCCACCATATTCTGTTACATTAGTATATAGTAAATCAAAAATTTCATCATAAGACATATCATCTTCTAAGCATTGTTCCAATTCATTATCTAACCATTCATTAGTATTATCCAATACTTGTGACATATCCATATCTTCAAGATCATCAGATTCTAATTTATCAGAAACATCATTATATAATTTAATCTTTAAATTTTTGATTTTTGCAGAATCATTTTTAGGTAAAGAATCTTGTCTCATAAAATTAGAATTATAAACTCTGCAATAATTATCATCAACATATATCTTTACATCATCCAATGTTTCTAATTCTGCAATAAGTTCATCAAACATAGGTGCATCTTCAATCATTGGAAAATCTTTATGTGTAATGTTCCATGATGGTGCTGAATATGTACCAGATTGACCTGATCTTACTGAATAACCATATTTTTTACAAATGCTTTTAACATTTTCATCATTGGTATCATTACTATTTTCTTTAATAAGTTTATAACCCTTATTTCTTAAAATTTCTTTTGCTTCACTCAACTTCATTTTGAACCTCATATATTTCATTTTGAACCTCATATTTATGCTAAACTATTATAGAAAATAATAATAGCAGCTGCCAAATTTAATGATGAATAATCTCTAGATGTATTATTCTTAATGTATTTATTAAAAGCACGTGGTGAACATGCACTAGAATTATTTACAACAGAATCTGGTTTTTCAATACTACCATCTTTTGCTTCAATTGTCTTAATGATTTGATCACATGCTCCATGTAATTGCTGTTCCCATGAACGAATTTGTTCTTCCATGTCACTAATTTTCTTAGACTGATCACAATTATCATTAAATGCTGTTTGAATAGATTGAATAACAGAGAGTGCAATGTCAACCTGTGGTTTAATAGCATCTCTAATCAATTTTCTTTTATTATTTCTAGCAGAATTATCTTCTTCTGGTTTTTCAATAGTCATTTCATAATCTTCATTGATACCAGCGAATTTATTAATAATCTTATTTAAATCTTCTTGTAGCATAAATTTATCCTCTTATATATTTATAGAATTCGTCAGCTAACCAATTAAAAGATTCTTGTGTTCCACCTTCTTTAGATTGTTCTTCTGTAGCAGGTACATTTGAAGAAGATTGTTCTGGTTTAGCTTCTTCTTTATTACCTCCATTAACTATAGCAAAAATCTGTAATACTTGTAAAAGAACATCATTTGTTACTTGATCTTCTGGTACTTTCTTAGCTTCTTTTAATTTGTTATAGTAATTTGCTACATCTTCCTTAATTGGATTATATTCGCCAGCATATTGTTTAATAGTTACAGGTTTCTTACCAGCTTCAGCACATGCAATTAGCTTCTTTAACCATTCAGGAAGTTTAGCTTTTAATTCTTCCATTGCTTTAGAATCTTGTTCATTAGCTTGTTCTTTTTCAGGAGAGCCATTAACTGATTCTAAATCTTTCTTTAAATCTTCAAATGCCGCAGCTCCTAGATTAGAACCTTTAAGATCTTCTATCTTAATTTTAGGATTAGCTTTTAATTCTTTAGCAATTGCTTGTACAGCTTGCATTTTTAATTTATCATCACCTTTAGAAGATGAAGATACATAACCACGTATAGCATTTGTTAATTTTTTACTACCTATTCCTTCTAATATTAAGCAATTGGTAATCTTTGTAAAGTTTTCCATTAATGGTTTTAATTCATCTGCACTAGCAAATACATTTAATGCATATACTATTGAAATTACAAATAGACTTTCTGTTTCTTTTGTAGCTTCTTGTAATCTCTTTAAGAATTCAGCAAGATAATTAGTCATTTCTTTATTATCTTTAAATGATGCTTGAATTTCTTTATAAAGTTCTTCACCATTCTTTTTATATTCAGCTACTTTCTTTGGTTCTGATTTATCTGTAATTTTAGTTATTGTTGTTGTGAATTCTAATACCTTTTTCTTTAGTTCATCTGATAATTTGCCATTAGCTTCTTCATCAGAAACGAAATAACCTAACATAGATTCCAGTTTTAATAAATCATCAGTATTTTCATCTTGTAAGTATGCTACAAACTTATCACCAGATTCTTGATTGATTGCTTTTAAATAATCTTCTTTAAGTTTATCTTTATTCTCTACAACTATGTTTACTAATCCAGAAACAATTTTTTTGAATTCAGCATATTCACCTTGCATGAATGCATCATAAGTTTTATTATATATCTCTGATTTAATATCATCAGGTATACATATCTCAATTTGTTTAAATGCATTATCAAAGCCTTTATCCATTTCTGAATTAGTTGCTTCTTCTAATTTACCAATTTTATAAGTATTATTCCATTCTACAACATTGCTAAAATAATTATTAATTAACCATATTGTTGGAATAATATGTTCATTTTTTGGCCATGATATTTTATCTGGATGAAAGAAATTTAATGCTTGAGTTTTACTAAACTTATTATCTTTTATTCCAGGTATTGCTTTATTATATTCAATAACACCGTTCTGCCATTTCTTTTGGTATTCTGTCCATTGTTTAACTAAATCTTCATGTTTCTTTTTAATAGTATCAATAGCATTTTTATAGTTTTCTCTATTTGTACCTTTAACAGCATTAACTATATCTGATGTTAATTTTTCTAAATTACCATTGTCTACATTATTTGTATTAGATGATGAAGTTTCAGTTTCACCTACAAATATAGTTAAAGCAGATCCTACAGCACCTAGATTTTCAATTTCTTGTGCATCAAATTGAGATTCTACTTCATCAGTAATATCTTCAATTTGTTCTGGATCTATTTGAATTTTTTCATGACCAACCATTGATTTAATGTTTGGATATACCTTCTTTAATTTTTCTAATAATGATACTAATCCTTCCATGAAATCTAGACCAGTAATAGTTGAAATTCTAACTTCAGCTTCAAATAAAAATCTACCATCTGCTAATGATTTTTCTGGATTTGCTAAATCAATGAAATCAGCTAAACCAGTAAAAGCAGTTTTAGCATCACCATCTACTTTATCAGCAATTTTACGATATACATCAGATAATTTACTAACATCACCATCTTCAATTAATTGGCCAAATTTACCAATATCAATTTCAAATTCTGAACCTGGAAAATTAAACTTTCTTCTCTGCCATGGTTCTTTTGGTTTTTCTTCTTTAGTTTCTTTATTATCTTTTTCATCTGATTTTGAAGAATCTTCTGCAGCTTTTTGTTCTTTTTCAGCATCTTTCTTTACAGCATCTGCTTCATCAGATACCATTTTTTCGGTATCTCCCATAATATCATCTTCTTCATTTATAAAATTCATAAATGATTTTTTGTTAAATGATTCTTGTTGTTGAGCTTCAGCTGGTTCTTCTTTCTTTAAATTATCATTAACTTTAACATCTTCACCTTTATCTAGTTTTTCTAGACATTCATTAACATATACAGCATTTTCTAATAGGTCATTATATACTAAGCCTACTTTATCTTGTAATGCTTTTGTTAAATCAGATTTTAATGTCCAAAGATTTTCTTCACCTTCTTCAGATTTAATTACCCATGGTTCTGAAATAATACTATTTAAATCTTCATAAAGTTTATTTTCATATTTAGCTAATTGAGCACCCATAAGCATTAATAATTTTTCTTGCTTATCTTCTGCTGGTTCATCGCCATCCATGATTTCTTCTTCTTCTTGTTTAAAATCTTGTATTTTTTCATTGTTAAAAGCATCTTTCATGTCTTTAACACCACTAGCAATATCTTGTTTCATTCTTTGTAATGACTTAGAACCTTCTTCTAATACTTTAAAGAATTTAATCAATAACTTTGCTGCACAGTTAAATATATTCCATTTTTGTCCATCAATAGCTTCTATAGCTTTCTTTAAGTTAGGACTATTATTAATATAAGTCATTGGACCATGATGACCTAAACGACCAACACGTTTTTCAGTTTCACCAGTTAATGGATCAGTAAAATTAACAGGACTATCTGCTTTTTCAGCTTCTATAATTTCAGTTCTACCTTTATCAAATTCTGCATTTAATTCATTTTTAAATTGTTTAAATTTATCTGGATATTTTTCTTTAACAACATTTACATAATCATTAACTACGTTTCTACCATTTACATCTTTCATATTTTGTAAAGCATTACGATATGCATCTAATGTTAAATTTTCATCAGAAATTTTATTTTCTTCATTTAACATACCATTTACAAAATTTACATAATATGAATTATTCTGTTTTTCTGGTTCTTCATCACCTCTTCTATTAAGATCTTCAAATACACCCAATACAGCATCAATATCCATTAATTCATCAATAGATTGTATTTTACTAAAATAAGCATCTGATTCTTCATTAAATACTTTAGACATATAATTTTGCATAGTCTTAGCATCAATTTTAGTATCTTTACTAGAAAATTCACTAAGCATTTCTACACATTTATATGTAATTATCTTTGCAAACTTATTCCAATCTGACTTTTTAGTCTGGAATGAAAGCTTTTCTGCTTTTGTTGAACGATTAGAAACTTTCTGCAAAGATTTACTTATGTTCTGCATAAATTTAGAATTTTCAAAATCCTTTTTAATTTCATTTATATCTTTATCAAAATCTACAGCTAAACCTATAGACTTACAAAAATCTTCAACATTTTCTTTTAACTTAGCACTATTACTATCTACTGTCGCACCATCTTTAGGTATTACATAATACTTCTTTAATACCAACTTAGATTTTGGATTTTTTAAATTAAGATCCTGTGTTATAAAAGTCATATATGCTTTAGTAAATGCAGATTCATTTTGTTTTTCATATGCTAATGGATTAAATGAACTTTTACCAAAATACCATTGTACTTTCTGAAAATCTTTTTTATCATTCTTAATGTTAACTTCAGGAGTTCCAAATATAGCTTTAAAATTTTCATAATTATTAGCCATATATTCTGCAAGTTTTTCTCTAATGACATCTTCTTTTCCACTACTATTTAAATCATTAAGTGTCTTTATCATATCACTTACTGAAGCTTCATTAAGAATATTCTTATTCAAATAATTTTTAACAAATTCTGTATAATTGGACATATTTACCTCTTGATTTATTTATATACAAAATTAAAAAAGACTCTCTAAAAGAGAGTCTCTTATTTGTTAAATGTTTCTAATAATTATTCTGGATAACAATTCTGGTGAATAGTATCTACTATTTCTTCAGGACTCATCATTTCCCAACCAGGTACATTATCATCAATGTTATCTAAAATAGCATTAACTTCATCATCCTCAAATCCTTCATTAATTAATGAATCAAATACTAGATCTAACTTTTCACCCATAGTTTCATATTCTGCAGCTTCTGCTACATCAGCTTCTTCATAAGATGGATCTTCAATTAGATAATTTGTTGCATTATAAGCTGCTAAAGTAGCTTCATCAACATCTTCTTCCTCTTCTTCCTCATCTTCTTCAAAATCTTCTGCATCAGCCATTACATCATCAATGTCTACTGTAGTTCCTACATCTTCATCTGAATAATACATTGACTGTTCTGGTCCCATAATTGCTGCATCTGCTACTTCAAATCCATCAATATCTAATGTATCACCTTCTTCAGCTTCTGCTTCTTCAGGTTGTACATCCAATTCTTCAACGTCTTCTTCATCTTCATCAGTAGCATCTGTAAAGACTAACTTAGCACCACAACATGGACATACTGGATTTGCTAAATCAATTTCATGGACTTCTTCATCAGTATCTTCATCATCCATTTCTTCGTCGTCCAAATCAGCATCGTCTTCAGATTCTTCATCATCGTCTTCTAATGCTTCTTCAGCATCTTCTTCGAAGTCATCTGCGTCTTCACCATCATCGATTAAACCAGTTCCACCACAAGTTGGACATTCTTCGCCATCTTCAGTTTCACCAGTACCTTCGCAATCTGGACATTCAATTTCTTCGACGTCTTCTAATTCTTCGTCATCTTCAGATTCATCTTCATCATCAGAATCTTCATCTTCTTCAAAGTCATCAGAATCCTTTTCATCTTCTAAATCTAATTCTTCATCTTCTTCGTCTTCACAAAGCCAAGATGCACGCTTATAATATGATTCATTGAAATTGTATTTCATAATAGTTTATCTCCTTATCATTATTTATAATCTTTTATTGTACATGCTTTAACATTTCAATGATTTCATTCTCAATGTAATAAGGATGTACTTGAATTCCATCATTGGCTAATTTGTTAGATATAGCATTTGCTTTTACTTTAACAATCTTCTTTAAATTAGGATCAGTATATTCAAAACGTTCATTATATTCTGGTGTTATATGACCTTCATGATCTAAATATGGTGCATGTGTTTGTATTTCATTATCATATATATTCATCGCTTCTTCAGCACATATATCTAACAAATATTCTGATAATGCATTTTCATTCAAATTTTCCATAGTTAATTCCATAGGTTCATCAAATTGGCTAGCCATTGAATCTATTACCTTCAAAGGCTTTCCACAACAAGGACATACCGGATTATCTAATGATACCTGATATGCTATCTCTTCCTGAACATCCTGTGTTCCATCATTTATTTCTATCGCTTTCATATACTATTTATTATTTACATAGTTGATATGTTTTTCCAAGTACCATCTGAATCTAACACCAATATATTAACATCATCATAGCTACCAGTATTACTGCCACCTTGACTTCGATGCATTAAACCTGTTGTATTATACACACCATTGGTATATGTTATATCGACCATAAATGAAGTATTTCGATAACCTTTAACAACGTCTGCTAAATCATTTAAAGTAATATTATCTTTTTCTAGTTCAGTAATAGACAAATAGACTCCGTTTTTATAGCTATAATTTTTTGAATTTTGTGATTTCCAAATATGAGCCATATTATTATATGGTCCTAAATATGTAAAATCATACATAGTTGATGCAGTATTATATGCAATTCGTTTTGATACTAAAATTACATGTTGTTGATCATCATAAAAATTCACAGTACATAGTTTTGTACATGAATGGCCACTAAGATCAGGTGTGTAAACATTAATTGTTGTAGCAGCACTATCATTAGGATTTGAATTTTCTAATCTTAATATAAATGTTTGACCACCATCAAGACAAAGATGTGTAGGTAATATCAAATTTGTACATGTAGTATATCCTACAATATCTGGTCCCATTGGACGTAGTACATGTACAATGCAACCATCATATACTGTTTCTGGTAATACAGTAGCATTAGATACATTTTTGTTTGTTATATTTGTATAATAAACAGATATAGTTCCTGGTTCTTTACCAGTTCCACCACCACCGCCACTAGAGGCCGCAGTAAGAATATTTCCTAATGATATTTTTTTAGTTGTACCATTTTGTACTGCTGGAATTACATCAACTGAAGATGATGTTGGTGTACCTTCATATGTAGTTAATTCTGAAATTTTCTTTGCCAATAAATTATACCTCTTTGTTTATACCTTGACACATATAAGCTAATATAGAATTATATGAAAAATAATCTACAGTATAGCCTTTACCACCACAATATCCACAAGTATGTCCTTCTTCGTATTGTCCAGTTCCACTACAGCTACCACAGTTCGACTTGCTAGAACCTTTTATACCTACACCAATAAGTTTTTTACCAGCTGGAGCTTCAAAACAAAATGGTACTGTTATTGCATTAGCATGATGATCAATATTTACCCATTTTTTATAATGAACATTAGATTCAATAAAATTCATAAAACTACTAAAATCTAAATTATAATTAGAATTTCTATATATATCACCTGTATATATTGGTAATATTGTCATATCACCATCTGTACCAGCTACAGTAATACTACCTGTAATTATATCATAATTAACATTTTCTGCTAAAAGACATAAAGGATTATTTCTAGCAGAACCTTCCCATTTTTGTGAAATTAATTCCATATTGTAAGCACCACCACCGGTTCCATTCATTATACTTCCTAAACTTACTCTAAAATTACTTTCATTATTAATAGGATCTGCACAATCACAATATGTAGGAACCCATAAATTATCTTTATAAGATGCGACTTCAACTTCATCTAAAGTTGTAAATTCTGAAATTTTTGTACCCATATTTATTCCTCATAATTATTTATATAAACATATTATTCAGTAGTTAAATCTTCATAATCTTCAGTTTTAAGATATTCATCATTTTCAGTCTTTAATTCTGTTGTTGATGGAGCAGGTACATAATCTTCAGTAACTAAATCTTCACCAGCTTCAGTCTGTAATTGTTCTTCTTGTTCAGTAATCAACATATTACCAAATTCAATATTATCATGTTCTCTAAGTATAACACTCTTATCTTCTTTAGTAATTGGATCACCGTTTTCTTTAGTAATACCATACATATCTTCTTCTTGTGTTGTTGGATCAGGCAATCCAGCACCATAACCAGGAGCATAAGTAATATCACCATAACTAATTCTAGCCATTTCAATCATAACATTATCACTAGAAATAGCTTTACGAGAATTTAATTTATAAATCTTTTTACCAGCATCTCTATCAGGTCCAATCATAATATATTTTTCTTGAACCTTTAACATGCCACCACAATGAGAACATTGTACATAACCAGTAGGATTATCTACAAACTGTTTAGTATCACATTCATAACAACATGCATCGCATGGTTTACCATCAGCTAATACTTTAGTACCTTTACATACTGGGCATTGTACTTTACCAGTATTATTACAATGTGTACATATTACAGTATTATAACCTTCAGCATGTGTTCTAGTAATAATACCTTTACCTGTACATAATGGACATGTAATTTCTTCAGTACGTTGTTCACCCATTACATCTAAACTTGGAGAACCATCTGGTTTAAAGATATAATTAATAACTTTCTTTTTACCATCACATTGTGGACATACTGTATTTAAATCACTAGGATGTCTATAATTATAATTTCTATAATCCCAATCAGCAGTACTATTTTGATTTATAGGAATTTCTTTAAAATAAACGGTATTTAAATGACTATGGTGTAAGTGATCTGCATCATCTACAGACCATGACTGACCATACATTTGATTTACATTTTCCCATTTCTTAGTAGCATTCCATTGGCCTTTAATCCATGCTTTATCAAAATAAATTCTTTGCCAACCAAAAGCATGGTCATAAGCGGAATAAGATACACAGTCATCAATATCATTATACCATCTATAACATTTAGTAGTATCAATACTTCCACTAATAGATGGAATTTTTCTACCTAAGCTATCTTCTTTAAATCCAGATAATTCTATAGTTTCATAAACATAATCTTCCCAACGTTCTTGAACTTTCCAAGAATCAAATGAATCAATACCAGTAGCATTATACCAATATTCAATTGGTTTTTTATCTAGTGTTTCATATAAAATTTCTTGTTCTTTATCATCATCAGACATTGAGACTGGATTATGACCAGATGTAATCAATTTATGATCAAGATATACATAACGCATTCTTGTACCACATCCACGACATACAGGACATCTATATGGATGTTCAGAATTTATATAACGTTTATCAATTCTATTAAATGTTCTATATGGTGGATTTGCAGATTGTAAATTAATACCTAAAACACCCATACCAGAACAAGCAGAACAAATATGTCTATATCTTAAATGTTCATCTTTTAAACCAGGTAATGTATAAGGTAAATTACAATCACCACCATAAACTGCTGCACCAGGATTACTATCACTATTTCTTATAGAAAATATAGCTGCAGCAGTACTAGTAGCAGGAACTGCTAAAAATATACCAGATCCAGCAGAAATTTCATCACATGCTGAAAATTCTTCTTTATAATAAACAGAATGTATTGGCTTTGTAGTTCTAAATTGGAAGAATTGATTAATATAATCTTCATGTAATTCATAGGTATCTACATCACCAGTATAATACATAAAATTAGTCTTATCAGTTGAATTATATGCAGATTCTGTTTTTATCCAAGCATATGCAATTGGTAATTCATCATATTCATCTTTTTTATATTGATATATTCCTTCATATGATGGCAATGAACGTAAACATAATTCTGATCTATTGCCTGGAGCATAATATGGTTTATAACCTGGATTATAATTATAGATATTTGTTCTTGCATTGAAATCATCCATATTATCTTGTAATGGAAAATCTACATTTCTATCAAAGTTAAGAACATATTTTTTATCTAATAAATCATCATTATCAATATCAGCATACCAAATCTTGATATTATCAAGATTTTTCATTGGAGAATAATCATCTTGGAATGTATGACTGTGTGAATATGTTAAACCTTTAGCTGTATTAAAGATTTTAAGATTTTCATCTTTATACTGGATGAAATTCATAATATCATCATAATTCCAAGGAAAATCAAAAGTTTTAGATTTATTATGTGTTGTATAATTTAAAACTTGAGAATCACTACCATAAGCCCAACCTCTTTGATTTAAAATTAAATATGGCAAAATCTGTGTATATTTGTTTATAATATCACTTCTATCATCCTTAGTTTCATATGGTACATGTTTATTTTTTATAATAGCATAAGGCCATATTTTACCAATTACTGTATTTGATGAATAAGTAAAATCACTTTCAATTTTTATATTATTTAGTGGTAATGTATATTTACTACTATCAGCTAAAGAAACTAAACTTACTTCTTCTAACCATGGCAATACAAATGTAATATTAACTACAGAAGTACCTATTGTAACTTGTGCAGTATATGTTTCTCTTTCTGTTTTTTCAGTAGTAGTCTCACCATTAGATGTAGTTGTTGTAACTGTTGTAGTTACATTACCATTTGTTGTTGTTTCAACTGTAGTTGTTGGACCAATTGTTGTTACATATTTAGATGGAATAACACATGTAGTAACACCTTGATATAATAAAGTTTCAATATCATTTGAATCACTATTTAATTTGTCACATGCATACAAATTATAATGTATTTCAAATTTACCATCATTATTTAATTTTTTTAACCAAAATGGATATTCAGTTACATATTCAGAAAAAGCTGTTTGTGTTGATTCTTTATAACTTCTAACTGGACGCATTATTAATTCAGTTTTACTACCAGAAGTTTTTCCTAATACGAACATTCTTGAATTTTCATATTTAGGAGGTCTTTCTCTGTTAGTTTTATTATCTGAATATGTTACATAATGTACACCTTTAATATCTAAATAACTACAATTAGCATTTTGATATTTACATGGTATTTCAACACCATTTTCAAAATTTTTATTTGTACCTAAACATTTAGGACATATTCGGTAATCATCAAAATTTGTATCATCATCATAATAAGTGTCAATATTACCTGATACAGCATAAACACTACCATCATCATTAAATGGTAAATAAATATCTTCTACACTATTAAATGATGTACCAATATACATAGTATCATCATTTGTTACTACGGCAGATAAAGCAGATGAAATATATGAATATCCATTATCAGATTCAGTATCAGCTCTTCTAAAAATTACATCATCAGCATGTACTTCACATATAGGCCAAGATCTCCAGTCATCAGTTGCTTTTACCGTAGTCTCTGGATCCAAACTTTCAACATTCATTGGATAATTTGTAAATGGTATACAATAATTATCATTTACTGGATCTTTAATAAATTGCCATAATATACCATATTTAGCAGCATATACATATTCATTATCTTGCCATGATTTATAATTAGCTTCCAATTTAGCTAAAAATGTTTCAACAGTATCTGATTCTGAAAATTCTAAACTTGAAGATGCAAAAAATGGTATATCACCTGGTACATAATCATCCATAGTATCATCTGTATAATTATATACTTTTATAAATCGATATATAGGTTCACAATAATTTGGATCCATATTATCATTATGAGAACATATATAAATGAATTGTGCTTTTTTATCAAATCTATATGTTTTTATCCATGCATGACCAAATCCATGATCATCCAAATCCAAACTACCATCCCATCGAATTCCTAATCCATTTAAACGATTAGTAATTTCATTATATGCAATTTTTACTCTATATTCAGGTTCTGCTTTTATACGTTTATATCTAGCCATATCCTATTTATAGGCATAACAAAAAAGGACCCCTTTATAGGATCCTTTTTAATTTTTCTCTTTTATTT